ATGACCCGCCAGATCGCCGCTCCCACCTCCCCTCTCGCCCGCCGCCTCGCCGCCCTCGGCCCCGCCGCGCTCGACGCGCTGCCCCCCGCCACGCTGGCCGCGCTGCCCTTCCTGTGGGACCTCTGGGCCCTGCCGCACCAGCTCCCCCCGCCCGGCCCCTGGCGCACCTGGGTCGCGCTGGGCGGCCGCGGGGCGGGCAAGACGCGCGCGGGCGCCGAATGGGTCCGCTCCCTCGTCGAGGGGCCGCGCCCCGCCGATCCCGGCCGCTGCCGCCGCGTCGCGCTGGTGGCCGAGACCGCCGACCAGGCGCGCGAGGTCATGGTGATGGGCGAATCGGGCATCCTCGCCTGCTCGCCCCCCGACCGCCGGCCGCGCTGGATCGCCACGCGCCGGATGCTCCTCTGGCCCAACGGCGCCACCGCCCAGACCTTCTCGGCCTGCGACCCCGAATCGCTCCGCGGCCCCCAGTTCGACGCCGCCTGGGCGGACGAGCTGGCCAAGTGGCGCCGCGGCCCCGACGCTTGGGCCATGCTCCAGATGGGCCTGCGCCTCGGCCCGGACCCGCGCGCGGTCGTGACCACCACGCCGCGCCCCTCGCCCCTTCTCGACGATATCCTGCGCGCGCCCGGTACGGTGCAGACCCACGCCGCCACGGGGGCCAACCGCGCCAACCTCGCCCCCGACTTCCTCGACCGGCTCGACGCGCTCTATGGCGGCACCCGCCTCGCCCGTCAGGAGATCGCGGGCGAGCGGCTCGAGACCCAGGCGGGCGCCCTCTGGAGCCCCGCGCTTCTCGAGTCCTGCCGCGCCCCGTGGCGCCCCGCCTTCGACCGCGTCGTGGTCGCCGTCGATCCGGCCGTCTCCACGGGCAAGAGCGCGGATTCGACCGGCATCGTCGCCGCCGGCGCGGTCATGCAGGGCGCGCCCCGCGACTGGCGCGCCGTGGTGCTCGAGGACGCGACCGTCCGGGGCGCCTCGCCCGAGGAATGGGGCCGCGCCGCCATCGCCTGCGCGCGCCGCCACGACGCGGACCGCATCGTGGCCGAGGACAACCAGGGCGGCGCGATGGTCGAATCGATCCTGCGCGGCATTGACCCGACGATCGCCGTGACCCGCGTGCGCGCCCGCTCGGCCAAGGGCATCCGGGCCGAGCCCGTGGCCGCCCTCTACGAACAGGGCCGCGTCCACCACCTGCGCGGCGCCGATCTCGCCGCGCTCGAGGACCAGATGCGCGCCATGACGGCCGCGGGCTGGCGGGGCAGGGGCTCGCCCGACCGGCTCGACGCGCTCGTCTGGGCGGTGCACGCGCTCCTTGTCGCCCCCGCTGCCACCTGGTCCGAGCCGCGCCTGCGCGCCCTCTAGGGGCCCGATTCGCCCTCGCCCGACCCCCAGTCCGACCCCCTGTCAAGGCGTTGCGCGAATCCGCAGGGGTGCGCGCGGTGGCCTAAGAAACCGTTAACCTTTCGGGGGCATGGTGTCCCCGAGAGCGCAAGAACCGCCGAGCAGACCCCCACAGCCCAGCCGCCTCCCACCGGGGCGGCCCCGCCCAGGAGACGACCCATGTTCCCCTTCCGCCGGTCCCAGGCCGCGCCAGCCGGCGCGGCCGCCGACCCCGCCATGCCCCTCGCCGCCGCCGCCGCGCGCCCCGTGCCCGCCGCGTGCCCCGTGCCCGCCGCGCCGACCGCGCCCGCGCTCAAGACCGGCCTCCGGTCCGCGACCGGTCCGGTCGCGGCCGGCACCGGGCGGAGCGCGCCTCCGGCGGTTGCCCTGATCGCCGCGGGCTTCCTGCGCAACCCCGTGGGCTTTCGCGCCGTCCGCCTCGTGGCCGAGGCCGCGGCCTCGCTGCCGCTCGCGCTCTCCGACCGCGCCTGCCGCTACGCGGAGCATCCCGTCCTCGACCTGCTCGCCCGCCCCAACCCTGTCCAGGGCCGCGCCGAGCTGCTCGAGGCGCTCTACGGCCAGCTTCTCCTGACCGGCAACGGCTATCTCGAGGCCACAGCTGCGCCCGGACCCGGCACCGGCCTGCCCGCGGCGCTCCACGTCCTGCGCTCCGACCGCGTCAGCGTCGTGCCCGGCCCCGATGGCTGGCCCGTGGCCTACGACTACACGGCGGGGGGGCGCCGTCACCGCGTGGCGTGGTCGCCCGACGCCTCTCCCGTCTGCCACGTCCGCGCCTTCCACCCCCAGGACGACCATTACGGCCTCTCCCCCCTCCAGGCCGCCGCCGCCGCCATCGAGGTCCACAACGGCGCCTCCCGCTGGAGCGTGGCCCTGCTCGAGAACGCTGCCCGCCCCTCCGGCGCGCTGGTCTACAGGGGCGGCGACGGCCGCATGAGCCCCGACCAGTTCGACCGCCTCGCCGCCGAGATCGAGCGCCAGCACCAGGGCGCGCGCAATGCCGGCCGGCCCATGCTGCTCGAGGGTGGGCTCGACTGGAAGCCGATGGGCTTCTCGCCCTCCGACATGGAGTTCCACCGCACCAAGGAGGCCGCCGCGCGCGAGATCGCCACCGCCTTCGGCGTGCCGCCCATGATCCTCGGCATCCCCGGCGACGCCACCTATGCCAACTACGCCGAGGCCCACCGCGCCTTCTACCGCCTCACCGTGCTGCCGCTCGCCGCCCGCGTCACCCGGACGATCGGCGAATGGCTGGGGGACTTCTCCGGCGAGCGGCTCGAGCTCGCCCCCGACCTCGACCGCATCCCCGCCCTGTCGGCCGAGCGCGACGCCCAGTGGCGCCGCGTCGCCGAGGCGCCGTTCCTGACCGATGCCGAAAAGCGCGCCCTTCTCGGCCTGCCCCCGCTCGAGGAGCCCTCCCATGCCTGAGACGCGCTCGTTCCTCTGCGCCCCCGGCCTGCGCATCGAGGCCCAGGAGCGCCTGTCCGAGCTGCAATTCGCCCAGCTCAACCAGGCGCTGGGCAAGATCGAGGCCACCATGGAGCGCCTCGAGAAGCGCCTCTGGCTCGCCGTCTACGGGGTCGTGGCGACCGTTCTCGCCACCGCCGCCCAGTCCCTCCTCGCCGTCTCTCCGTGAAAGGACCGGCCATGCTGCCCCTCCGCCCCCCCGAGACCAAGGCCGCCGCGCCCCTCTCCGCCTCCGCCGACGGCACCGCCGTCTGGGGCTATGCCTCGCTCTGGGGCATTCCCGACCGCGGCGGCGACATCGTCGAGCGCGGCGCCTTCGCCGCCTCGCTGCGCCGCCTGCGCGAGCGCGGCGAGGGCGTGCGGATGCTCTGGCAGCACGACCCGGCCCAGCCCATCGGCCTGTGGGACGAGGTCGAGGAGGACGCGACCGGCCTGCGCGTCAAGGGCCGCCTCCTGCCCGAGATCGCCCGCGCGCGCGAGGCGATGGCCCTTGTCGCCGCCCGCGCCCTCGACGGGCTGTCGATCGGCTACCGCACCCTGCGCGCCGCCCGCGACGACGGGGGCCGCCGCCGCCTGCGCGAGGTCGAGCTGTGGGAAGTCTCGCTTGTCACCTTTCCCATGCTCCCCGGGGCGCGGCTGGCCGCCAAGTCTGCCGAGGCCGCCCTTCTGGGCGATCTGTCGGCCCATTGCGCCGCGCTGCGTGCCCGCCTGCGCCGCGCCTGACCCTCCAACCCCCCAAGGAGTCCCGAGCCCCATGACCGACACCCTCTCCGTCCAGGACTGCGACCGGACCTCGCCCCCCGCCGCCCCGCCCGAGACCAAGGCCGCCTTGGCGGGCCTCGTCTCCGAACTGCGCGGCCTCGCCGACGACGTGACCTCCCGCCTCCAGCAACAGGATGCCCGCATGACCCGCCTCGCCTCCGCCCTCGCCGCCCGCCCGATGCTCGCGGCCGACGGCCCCGACGCGCTTGCCGCCCCCGCCGCCAAGGCGTTCGACGCCTATCTGCGCCGCGGCGACGAGGGGGGCCTGCGCGACCTCGCCCTCGAGGGCAAGGCGCTCTCCACCGCGGTGGCCGCCGATGGCGGCGTGCTGGTGACGCCGCAGACGGCCGGCGCCATCCGCGAGATCCTCCACTCCGCCGCCTCGCTGCGCTCGCTCGCCACCGTGGTCGAGGTCGAGGCCGGCGCCTATGACGTGCTGATCGACCGCGCCGACATCGGTGCCGGTTGGGCGACCGAGAATGCCGCTACGGCCGAGACCGCCACCGGCGCCATCGAGAAGATCACCATTCCGCTGCACGAGCTGGCCGCGATGCCCAAGGCGTCCCAGCGCATCCTCGACGACTCGGCCTTCGACCTCGAGGGCTGGCTCGCCGCCCGCATCGCCGAGCGCTTCGCCCGCTCCGAGGGCGCGGCCTTCATCACGGGCGACGGCGTGGACAAGCCGCGGGGGATCCTGTCCTACCCGCTCGTCGCCAACGCGTCCTGGACCTGGGGCAGCATCGGCTTCGTGCCCTCGGGCGTGTCGGCCGGCCTGACCACGCTCGACCCGGTGGTGGACCTCGTCTATGCGCTGCCCGCCCGCTACCGCGCCGGCGCGGCCTTCGTGATGAACTCGCGCACGACCGCGCTCATGCGCAAGCTCAAGGACGCCGACGGCCGCTTCCTGTGGTCGGACGGCCTGTCCGAGGGCGAGCCCGCGCGCCTGATGGGCTACCGCGTCCTCGTCAGCGAGGACATGCCCAACGTCGCCGCCAACGCGCCCGCGGTCGCCTTCGGCAACTTCGCCGCCGCCTACACGATCGCCGAGCGGCCCGACCTGCGCATCCTGCGCGACCCGTTCTCGGCCAAGCCGCACGTGCTCTTCTACGCCACCAAGCGCGTGGGCGGCGCCGTGACGGACTTTGCCGCGATCAAGGTGCTGCGCTTCAGCGCCAGCTGACGGCGCTGCGCGCCCGCACCGGGGCCGCCCTGCCGGCGGCCCCCTCCCCGAGGCCCCCCACCCAAGGGATTGTCCGATGAACCTGGTCGAACTGACCGAAACGCCCCTCGCGGCCCTGCCGCTCGGCGCGCTCCGCGAGCACCTGCGCCTGTCGTCCGGCTTCGGCGACGACGGGGTGCGCGACGCGCTGCTCGCCGGGTTTCTCCGCGCCGCCGCCGCGGCGGTGGAGGCCCGGACGGCCAAGGCGCTGCTCGCCCGCGACTTCGCGCTCACCCTCTCCGCCTGGTCCACCCCCGAGGCCCAGCCCCTCCCGCTCGCCCCCGTCACCGCCGTCCACGCCGTCACCGTGACCGCCGCCGACGGGGCCGAGGCGCCGCTCCCCGCCGCCCTCTGGGCGCTGCGCCCGGACGCCCAGCGCCCGGCCCTGGTCGGCCGCGCCGGCGCGCTGCCCCCGATCCCTCCCGGCGGGGGCGTCCGCATCGCCTTCCGCGCCGGCCTCGCCGAGGCCTGGGGCGGGCTTCCCCCCGACCTCGCCCACGCCGTCCTGATGCTCGCCGCCCATTACCACGACTGGCGCGAGGACACGGGCCTCGCGGCGGGCTGCATGCCCTTCGGCGTCACCGCCCTGATCGAGCGCTTCCGGCCCCTGCGGCTCGGCGCCGGGGGGCCGGCATGAGGCCCTTCCGCCGCCGCCTCGTGCTCGAGGCGCCCGCGCGCCTGCCCGACGGCTCGGGCGGCCACGCGACGCAATGGACCGCGCTCGGCACGCTCTGGGCCGACCTGCGCCCGCTCTCCACCGCCGAGCGCACGGTGCCGGCCGGCGCCGCGGCCACCGCCCGCGCGCGCATCGCCTGCCGCGCCGCGCCGCCCGGCGCGCCCTCGCGCCCGCGGCCCGGCCAGAGGCTGCGCGCCGGCGACGGCCGCGCCTGGCGCATCCTCTCGGTCGCCGAGGGGGACGCGCTCGGCCGCACCCTGACCCTTGAGGCCGAGGAGGAGGCCCGGCCATGACCTTTGCCCTCTCCCACGCGCTCCAGCAGGCGGTGTTCGCACGCCTCTCGGCCGACCCCGCCCTCGCCGCGCTCGTGGGCCCGCACCTCTACGACGCGCTGCCCCCCGGGCCCCCGCCCGCCCTCTATGTCGCGCTCGGTCCCGAGGAGGCGCGCGACCGCTCGGACGCCACCCTCCGGGGGGCCGAGCACGACTTCCTCGTCTCCGTGGTCTCCACGGCCGAAGGCTTCGCCCAGGCCAAGGCCGCGGCCGCGCTCGTCTGCGACGCGCTTCTGGGCGCGCCCCCCGCGCTCGGGCGCGGCCGCTGCGCCTTTCTCGCCTTCCGCCGCGCCACGGCCCAGCGCCGCGGTCCCGGTGGCGAGCGGCGCGAGATCGCGCTCACCTTCCGCGCCCGCCTCGAGGACGCGCCCCCCCCACCCAGCCAGGAGTGACCCCCATGCCCGCCCAAGCCGGCAAGGACCTTCTCATCAAGATCGACATGACCGGAGACGGCCTGTTCGAGACCGTCGCGGGCCTGCGCGCCACGCGCCTGTCCTTCAACGCCGAGCCCGTAGACACCACCGCGCTCGACAGCCCCGGCGGCTGGCGCGAACTCCTGCCCGGCGCGGGCCTGCGCTCGGCCGCCGTCTCGGGCTCGGGCGTGTTCCGCGACGCCGCCTCCGACGAGCGGATGCGCGCGCTGTTCTTCGCAGGCGCTATGCCCGCCTTCCAGGTGGTGATCCCGGACTTCGGCACCCTCGAGGGGCCGTTCCAGATCGGCTCGCTCGAATATGCCGGCACCCATGACGGAGAGGCCACCTTCGAGGTCTCGCTCGCCTCCGCGGGCGCGCTCGCCTTCGTGCCCCACGACGCCGCGCCCCCCGCGCCGCCCGTCCCGCCCGAGGTGCCGTGATGGCCAATCCCCATGCCGGAGAGGTGGAGGTCGTCATCGACGGCATCCCCCGCACCGCCCGCCTCACCCTGGGCGCGCTGGCCGAGCTCGAGGCCCGCCTCGGCGCCGACAGCCTGCCCGCGCTCGCCGCCCGGCTCGAGGGGGGGCGGTCTCGGCCCGCGACGTGCTCGCGCTTCTGGTCGCGGGCCTTCGGGGCGGCGGCTGGCCCGTGACCGAGGCCGACCTGCTCTCGGCCCGGATCGCCGGCGGCCCCCTCGCTGCCGCCCGCGCCGCCGCGCTGCTGCTCGCCCGCGCCTTCGGCGCCGAGGAGGGGCCGGCATGACCCCCGCGCCCCGCTCCGTGCCCTCCCTCGACTGGCCCGCCATGCTGCGCGCGGGGCTGGGCGGGCTCGGCCTGCGCCCGGCCGAGTTCTGGGCGCTGACCCCGCACGAGCTCGCGCTGATGCTGGGCCTCGACCGCGCGCCCGCCCCCCTCGGGCGCGACCGCCTCCGCGCGCTGATGGCGCGCTTCCCCGACCGGCCCGCCCCGCGCGCCCCATCCGAAAGGCCCCTGCCGTGACCAGCCCCGACCTCCAGGACCTCGACGCCTCCCTCGCCGAGGGCGGCCGCCTCGCCGCCGCCTTCGCGGCCGAGCTGGGGCGCCTCTCCTCTGGCCTCGACGCCGCCTCGCGCGAGACGGGGCGCCTGGAGCGCGGCCTCTCGGGCGGCCTGCGCCGCGCCATCGACGGGCTCATCTTCGACGGCGACAGGCTCGGCGACGCGCTGCGCAAGGTCGGCCGTTCGGTCGCCGACACGGTCTATGCCGCGGCCCTCAGGCCCGTGACCGACCGCCTGGGCGGCGCGCTGGCCCAAGGGATCGGCGCCGCGCTCACCCCCTTCGCCAAGGGCGGCGCCTTCACGGGGGGCCGCGTGATGCCCTTCGCGCGCGGCGGCGTTGTTTCCGGCCCCACCGCCTTTCCCCTGCGCGGCGCCACCGGCCTGATGGGCGAGGCCGGCCCCGAGGCGATCATGCCCCTCCAGCGCGGCCCCGACGGCCGCCTCGGCGTGCGCGCCGAGGGGGGCGGCCGCCCCGTCCGGGTCACGATCCACGTCTCCACCCCGGACGTGTCCGGCTTCCAGCGCTCCCAGGGGCAGATCGCGGCGGAGCTTGCCCGCGTCCTCGCCCGCGCCGCCCGCCACCGCTGAGGGACCCCGCCATGGCCTTCCACGACCTCCGCTTCCCCCCCTCGCTGTCCTTCGGCGCCCTCGGCGGGCCCGAGCGGCGGGTGGAGATCGTCGCCCTCGCCTCCGGCCACGAGGAGCGCAACGCCCCCTGGGCGCATGGCCGCCGCCGCTGGGATGCGGGCCTGGGCCTGCGCTCGCTCGACGACCTCCACACCGTGGTCGCCTTCTTCGAGGCGCGCGGCGGCGCGCTCCACGCCTTCCGCTGGAAGGACTGGGCCGACCACAAGTCCTGCGCCCCCTCCGCCACCCCCGGCCCGCTCGACCAGGAGATCGGCACGGGCGACGGCACGACCACGACCTTCCCGCTGCGCAAGGCCTACCGCTCGGGCCCCCACACCTACTGGCGCCCGATCACCCGCCCCGTCCCCGGCACGGTCCGCGTCGCCGTCGGCGCCACCGAAACGGACGAGGGGTCCGACTGGACCCTCGAGGCCGCGACCGGCGCGATCCGCTTCGCCCGCCCCCCCGAATCCGGCGCCGCGATCACCGCGGGCTACGAGTTCGACGTCCCCGTCCGCTTCGACACCGACGCGATCCGCGTCCAGCTCTCCGCCTTCGGCGCGGGCGAGGTTCCCTCCATCCCCGTCATCGAGGTGCGCGAATGAGCCTCGCCGCCCATCTCGCCTCCGGCGCGACGACCCTCTGCCGGTGCTGGGCCGTCACCCGGCGCGACGGCGTCGTGCTGGGCTTCACCGACCACGACCGCCCGCTCTCCTTCGCGGGCATCGACTTCCGCCCCGAGACGGGCCTCTCGGCCCGCGCGCTCGTCAGCGGCACGGGGCTTGCGGTGGACAATGCCGAGGCCGCGGGCACGCTCTCCTCCGACGGCATCGCCGAGGCCGACATCGAGGCGGGCCTCTTCGACGGCGCCGAGCTGCGCCAGTGGATCGTCAACTGGGCCGCCCCCGCCCAGCGCCGCCTGCGCTTCCGCGGCCATCTGGGCGAGATCCGGCGCGAGGGCGCGGCCTTCCACGCCGAACTGCGCGGCCTGTCCGAGGGGCTGAACCGCCCCCTGGGCCGCCTCTACGAGCGGACCTGCCCCGCGGCCCTGGGCGACGCGGCCTGCGGCTTCGACCTCGGCCGCCCCGGCTACACCGCCGAGGCCGAGGCCCCCCGCGGCACCGAGGGCGGGGCCTTCCGCCTCTCCGGCCTCGGCGCCTTCGCCCCCCGGTGGTTCGAGCGCGGCCGCCTCCTTGTCCTGTCGGGCCCCGCGCGGGGCCTCTCGGGGACGATCAAGCACGACCGGATCGAGGGCGAGACCCGCACGCTCGAGCTCTGGGCCCCGCTCGCCCGCGCCCCCCGCCCCGGCGACCGCCTCCGGCTCGAGCCCGGCTGCGACAAGCGCGCCGAGACCTGCCGGCTCAAGTTCGCCAACATCGCCAACTTCCGCGGCTTTCCCTTCATCCCTGGCGACGACTGGCTCCTCGCCGCCCCCGCCCGCGGCCCCGCCCCGGAGACCACGCCATGACGACCGACCCCCCCGTCGTCGCCGCCGCCCGCGCCTGGATCGGCACGCCCTACCTCCACGGCGCCAGCCGCCGGGGCGCGGGCTGCGACTGCCTCGGCCTCGTGCGCGGCCTCTGGCGCGAGATCCACGGCCCCGAGCCCGTGCCGGTTCCTCCCTACACCCCCGACTGGTCCGAGCCCCAGGGCGAGGAGCGCCTGTGGGAGGCCTGCGCGCGCCTGCTGCCGCCGGGCCGGGGCGGGGTGGGGGACCTGCTCCTGTTCCGCATCCGCCCCGGCGCGGTGGCCAAGCATCTGGGCCTCCAGTCCCGCGCCGGCGACGTGCCCGCCTTTATCCACGCCCATAGCGGGGCCGGCGTCGTCGAGAGCCCCCTTTCCGCCCCCTGGGCCGCGCGCATCGTGGCCCGCTTCGACCTCCAGCACGGGAGTGCCCCCGCATGGCGACCCTGA